TGGAGCAGGCCACCCCGATCATCCACCAGATCGCCAAGCATAAACGCCGTCACAAGTTCGCCTACTTCACCCGAGAGGACATCAGTCAGGAGGTCTGGAAGTTCGCCCTCCAGGCCCTCCAGTACTACCGCCCGAGACGCGGTCCGCTCGAGAACTACCTGCGCGTCGCGGTCAACAACCGGTTGCGGAACCTGAAGCGCGACCGGTACTTCCGTCCCGATCCAGCCAACCCCCATCGGACCGACAAGATCAGGATCCGCATCGGCATCGTGAACGCGCTGCCGCTCGGCACTCGCGACATCGGCCACCGTTGCGTTCTTCTCGCGTCATCCTCCGCCGCCGTCGATCCGGTCGCCGAACTCCAGGCTAAGGAACTGCGCGAGTTCATCGAAGTGAGGTTGTGTGTTGAGCTCCGCGCTGCGCTGGGCCAGGTCCTCGACGGCAACGGTGTGGACGGCCAGACGCTGGAGACCCTGAGGCAACGGGTCAGGGAGATCCTGGAGGAGTGGAATGGCCCGGACTAAGCACGCCCCGAGCATTCGAGACGTTGCCCGCGCCGGTGACCGCCTCGAACAACATGTCCAGGACGGCAGGGCCGACACCGAGATTCAGGGCTTGCTGGAGGCGGAGTTTGGGCACCGGTGGCACATCGACACCATCCGGCGCTACCGCCGCGGTCTGGGCGTATCCAGGGCACCTCAAAAGGAAGTAGCGGATGCCGAACCGGCGGCCACCGTGCTGTCGCAGGCGCCTCCAGTCGGCCTGGACCGGCTGGAGAAGGCCGAGTGGTATCGCCGGCAGCTTCGCAAGTCGCATCTGTACGTCACCCTCCAGGACCAGTTCGAGCCGGATGAGGTGGACGTGTACCTCCAGGAGTACGGTGATCTCTGTTGCCAATTCGCGGACATCGTGGCCAGCGAATTCATGCAGATCGACGACTTTCTGAAGCACCGCCTGCTGATCGCCCGCCAACTCTCGCTGATGAAGAGTCTCCGGGCAGAGATCAAGTCGACGTCGAAGTGGCTGCGGCAACACCCCGTGACGGCAGAGGAATCCGAGGAGGACAAGAAGCGGCGCATCGCGAATGAGCGGCTGGTCGACTCCAAGCGATCGGCCTTGAAGCAGGCCAACGACCGTTACGACAAGCTCAGCGCCGAACGGAACCGCATCTCACAGAGTCTGGCCGCCACGCGGAAGGACCGGCTGGAGGAACTGCGAGGAGGGGACGAATCCTTCTTCGATCTGGTCTGTCGCATCCAGCAGAGTGACAAGGCGCGTCAGGAAGAGGGTCGCTTCGCCGAGTTGTCCAGGATGGCGCTCGAGGACGAGGAGGTTGCGATGAGACGCGAGATCCTCTTCCCGGACGGCAGCAAGGACCCACTGATCCTGGACGATCGGTCGGAGGAGGAGACGTAGACGTTAGAGGAAGAGCGGAGGGAGAGAGCAATGGGTAAGGCGGCACTGATAACCGGCGCGAACGGGCAGGACGGAAGCTACCTGGCCGAGTTTCTGTTGGAGAAGGGATACCGTGTCTATGGGTTGATTCGTCGTTCATCTACAGTTACGACGGAGCGCATCGCCCATCTGATCGGGCAACCGGAGTTTGAACTCGTCACCGGCGACGTCACCGACGCGACGGGTGTCCACCGGCTCATCAAACGCATCAAACCCGACGAGGTCTACAACCTCGCGGCCCAGAGCCACGTCGGCGTCTCGTTCGACGCCCCGGTGGCTACCTTCGAGGCTGACGCCGTGGGCCCGCTTAACTTCTTGGAAGCGATCCGCGCCGAGAGTCCACATACACGGTTCTACCAAGCCAGTACGTCTGAGTTGTTCGGCAACAGTCCGCCGCCGCAAGATGAGAACACGCCTTTCGTCCCATGGTCACCCTACGCCGTAGCCAAGTTGGCCGCACACAATCTGGTTCGGATCTATCGAGAAGGCTACGGCCTCTTCGCCTGCGCCGGAATCCTCCACAACCACGAGAGTGAGCGACGCGGGGAGGAGTTCGTCACCCGCAAGATCACCCGGTATCTCGCCAGGCTCGCGGTGGCCATGCAGGAGAACGGCGGCAAGCCGCCGCACGACTGGCCGAAGCTGGCCCTGGGCAACCTCGATGCCAAGCGGGACTGGTCGCACGCCGAGGACATGGTCCGCGGCATGTGGCTCATGCTTCAGCAGGGGCGGCCGGAGGACTTCGTGCTGGCCAGCGGTGATTCTCACAGCGTTAGGGAGTTCCTGGAGTTGGCCTTCAAATCTCTGGGCCTCGACTACCGAGACTGCGTCCGGATCGATCCCAAGTTCTTCCGTCCCGCCGAAGTCAATTACCTCTGTGGTGATGCGACCAAAGCGAAGCAAGTTCTTGGCTGGAGTCCGCGAGTGTCGTTCGAGGAATTGGTCACCCGGATGGTGGAGTCGGACGTGGCTCGGGAGCAGGACTGTCATGGGCTGAGGCGTGCTTCCTGACTTGCTTGAAATGGCAACGGACCTGAAACAACTCGAGCGCGTCCTGCACGGGGACGATGTCCAGTACCTGCACCTCTTCCCGCACCGGGACGCCGTGCCCGCCATCGAGACCAACCCGCTGCTCGACGTTCTGAGCCGGGGCGTAGACGTGGACGAGTTCCTCGTCCGCCTGATGCTCGACCGGCGGTACATCGGCTGGACCACCAGCCAACTGCTGAACATCAAGCTGTTCTCGCAGCAGATGGCGGTCCTGCAAACGCTGTGGAGCAAGCCGTTCCCCATGCTGATCGCCACCCGCGGCGGTAGCAAGAGTTTTATGCTGGCCGTCTACTGCGTCCTGCGGGCCATCTTCGATCAGGGCGTCAAGATCGTCATCGTCGGCGCCGGTCTACGGCAAGCCAAGCTGGTGTTCAACTACATCGAGAGCATCTGGGAGGCCTCCCCCGTGCTGCGAGGGATCGTCGGTGCGGGCAAGAAGTCCGGACCGCGATCGAACGTCGATCGGTGTTACTTCAACGTGGGCCTGTCCAGCATCGTTGCCCTGCCCCTCGGAGACGGGACCAAGATCAGGGGCGAACGGGCCAATGTGGTCATCGCCGACGAGTTCGCCTCGATCCCCGAGGAGATCTTCGACATCGTGGTCCGCGGATTTGCCGCCACCGCCCGCACCCCGGTCGAGGAGGCCCGCCGCGCCGCACTTGAGCGTCGGCTCGAACAGCTGAAGGTCCCGCTGGAAATTCGCAAACAGGTCCTCGGGGCCAAGGCCGGCGGCAACCAGATCATCTACTCCGGCACGGCCTACTACGCCTTCAACCACTTCGCCCGCCGGTTCGAGATGTGGCGGAACATCATCAGGAGCAAGGGTGATCCCGAGCGTGTCGCTGACATCTTCGGCAACGAGACCGGCGTACCCGAGGACTTCGACTGGCGCGACTACGCCGTCATTCGGATTCCACACACGCACGTGCCGGCCGGGTTGCTGGACAAGCGCCAGCTCGCCCACGCCAAGGCGATTCTGCCGCGCAGCATCTACCTGATGGAATATGGCTCGGTCTTCGTGTCGGATTCGGACGGGTTTTATCCCCGAAGCCTGATCGAGGCTTGCACCACGTCCGAGTCCCGGCCGATCGACACGCCCGATGGGGCCGTGGCGTTCACGCCGCTGATGCGCGGCAAGAGTGGGCGCAAGTACGTCACGGGCATCGACCCGGCGGCCGAGCGGGACAACCTGGCGATCACCCTCGTCGAGGTGTGGCCGCACCACGCCCGGATCGTGCACTGCTGGGCGGTGAACCGTAAGGAGTTCGATCGCCGCAAGCGAGCCGGGGTGGTCACGGCGCGGGACTACTACGCTTACTGCTGCGCGAAGATCAGGGAATTGGTCGGCCTGTTCGGGCCGGTGCGGATCGAGATGGACAGTCAGGGCGGCGGGCCAGCCATCGCCGAGATGCTGCGCAACACCGATCTGCTCGATAAGGACAAGGGCGAGAAGCCCATCTATGAAGTTATCGATTTCGACGACCCTAAGCACACTGACGGCGAAACGGACGGCCCCCATATCCTCCATCTGGTCAAGCAGGGCAACGAGTGGAACGCGCAGACCAACCTATTCCTGCACAAGGCCTTCGAGACCCGGACGCTGCTCTTCCCGGCGTTCGACACGGTCCGGATGCAGGCGGCGCTGGAGATCGAAAAGGCGCTGAACGTGACCATTGACACGTTCGAGGATTGCGTGGCCAACATCGAGGAGCTCAAGAACGAGCTGTGCACCATTCAGATGCAGCAGACGTCCACCGGGAAAGAGAAGTTCGACACGCCGCAGCGGGTCAGTGCCGGCAGCGTTGAAGGGCGTCCGAGGAAGGGACGTCTGCGGAAGGATCGCTATTCGAGCCTGATGTTCGCCCACCGCTACGTCCACGACACGACGGTCACTCCTGACATGGAGATCGACTACGAGGACGTGGCCGGGAATATCGCTGTCACGCGCACCGATCCGAGCGAAGGAATGTACCGCGGGGCCGGGGTGAACCGCATGCGTAACGCCGAGTGGAACCGGCAGGCGCCCCATACCGGTGCGGTCAAGGGTGGCAAGCAGGTGAATTAGCTGCGTACACGCACTGTGGGATGGCCGCGTTGAGGGGAGAGCTGCATGAAGAAGCTACCGCCGCAACAGAGGGCCGAGCTGCAAACCCGACGCCGGGGTACCTTGACTTGGCCCGGGTGTACGGGTAACCTCAATCCACAGTGCACATGACGCTCGGGCGTCAGGATCCGAGGCTCATGGCCAGTCCAAGTCGACAATCCTGCCGGTCGGAATATCGCCCAGGGATCGAAGCCCACGCGAGCCGGCGGCGTTGTCAAGCCGCCGGATGTGTGCTTGCGGCTCAAGACCCACGTTTCGGCATCTCTCCAGGAGGAAATGAACATGTCCAGGTTATCATTGATGTTGCTGGGCGTCGCAGGCCTCCTGTCGGCCGTATCGCCGCCGTCAGCGTTCGGGCAGTGCGCGGAGCATAACTACTACTGGGCTACCGCGACCGGCGACTGGTCGGTGCCGGAGAATTGGCAGCACGAAGAGTGGGACCCTGACCTAGAAGAATGCGTTTGGGTTCCCGGCGTGCCCAGCTCGGCCGACTGGACGTACGTCCAGACGGGTCAGGCTTCGATCACTGCGGCCGGCGCCATCTGCGACTGGCTCCATCTAGATTCAGGATTGAACGTCCTGTCAGGTGGCGACCTCTTAGCTCATGCAGAGGTTATCGGCGATGGCGCTTTTGGCGCGCTCATCCAAACAGGCGGTGCGAACACCGTTTCAGGCGCGGACTTCGGTATTATACTCGGTAACCACCCTGGCGCGGAGGGCCGGTACGAATTGCACGGGGGCACGCTCTCCGTCGACAGTTGGATTGTGGTTGGCGGCTGGGACGGGACAGGCACATTTGTTCACACGGGGGGAACGAACAACATTTCCCTTGAACTTGCGATTGCGAATACCCAACCGAGCACAAACGGTACATACCTGCTGAGTGGTACCGGCGAACTGTACGCCTCGTATGAAGTTGTCGGATGGGTAGGCACTGGCACGTTCGTCCAGACAGGCGGAACGAATACTATCACCGGAGACCACGGCATCGGACTACTACTCGGGAATGAACCTGGCGCGGAGGGACACTACGACCTGAGCGGGAGTAGCGTCCTATCCGCGTACTGGGAGGTTGTCGGCTGGGCAGGCACTGGCACGTTCATTCAGACAGGGGGAATAAACACGGTCACCGAAGACGTCTCGCTCGGGAAGGTGGTGGGGTCCCATGGGACCTACGAACTTGGTGGCGACGCCGAACTGTCGGCAAGGTGGGGGGCTGTGGGGGAAGCGGGAACAGGGGTCTTCATCCAAACGGGCGGGACGTACACGGTCACGGGGGAGGGCGGCGGCGGCGCCGCGTTCCACATTGGGGCGCAACCGGGATCAGATGGACGATACGAAATGAGCGGCGGGACGCTATCCGCGCCCTGGGTCGTGGTTGGCTGGGCGGGAACCGGCACGTTCATTCAGACAGGGGGAACAAACACGGTCACCGAAGACGTCTCGCTCGGGAAGTTGGCGGGGTCCCATGGGACCTACGAGCTCAGTGGCGACGGCGACCTCCACATTGGGGCGCAACCCGGATCGGATGGACGATACGAATTGAACGGCGGCACGCTTGCTGCCGGTGGCCCCGTCTGGGTGGGACTGGCTGGTACCGGCGCGTTCGTGATGGATGGGGGGACGATCATCGGCACTACGCCGGAAGCACGCGCAATCGTCAACGGCAGCACCGGCACGCTGACGGGCGCCGGCACCTTCAACATCGCCGTCACCTACGAGTCCCCGAAGCTGTACGGCGCAAACGGTGACCAGAGCGTAGATTCGACCTTCCCACCCAACGGCCTGACGGCCGGAGGTGCGTATGGTGTGGCGCAGCTCACGCCGGGCGACTTCGCCGGAGGAACACTGCCCAATCTGCTCCCGTCTTCTGTTTTCGACGTGAGTTTCAGCGGTTCGTATGCTGGCGAGTTCGAGATCGCCATACCTTACGACGAGAGCGAGGTGTTTCAGCTGGGCGGGACCGAGATGGCCCTATGGGCGTTTCGCCAGACGGGGCCGGAGACTTATGAATTCCTAAACCTCGCGGCAATCGATCCAGAGAACAACACGGTCTTCGCTCGAAGCTCCGAGTTCGGGAGGTTCGCCCTCGGGGTCATTTGGACCCCGGAGGATTGGGACTTCGATGGCGACGTGGACCTGGACGACTTTGCTATCTTTGTGCCCCACATTACTGGTCCTGCGGTGCCGACGATGCGCTCTTCAGCTTTTGACCTGAACGATGATGGTCACGTGGATCTGGCTGATTTCGCCGTTTTTCAGGTGGCGTTTACAGGCCCACTGCCGTAGTACGTCGGGCCGAGGGGCTATCTCCTTCGGAAGCGCGACCATTGACCCCATCATGGATCATCGCCTGCCCAAGCGGACATGCTCACCATCACGCAACCCCGCGCCTTTGAACTAGCTGACGGCTGACAGTGCGAGTTTCGGGGTGGCCCTGGCCGATCCGGGAAGTTCCGGAATCGCACCATCAAGGGCGGCAAGCAGGTGTATTAGCACAGTGAACGCACGCGGGCCGACAGCATTGGAGAGGGAGAGTTGCATGGCCAAGAGCCCCGAGAAACCGAAACCCGAGCCGCTCTACATTACGGGCAGAGACGGGCTCAAGGACTACGCCCTGCCCGACGAGGTCGCCATTGCCCACGGCAGCCAGCGAACGCTGGCATCAGCAACCAGGGTCAGGACCGGATTCAACCGGCACGATTGGGACCGGCACCGAGAAGAGGAGAAGCTGCCCACCGAGTTCGGGGACATCATCCGGGCGTGCCAGGCAGTTTACCGCAAGATCGGGCTGGTGCGCAACATCATCGATTTAATGGCCGACTTCGCCAGTGAGGGCTTGACGCTTCAGCACCCCATCAAGACCCAGCAGCGGTTCTATCGCGAGTGGGCCTGGCGGGTGGATCTCCAGGACCGGGCCCACGACTTCATGCGGTTGATGCTGCGGGATGCCAACGTCATCGTCCGGCGCCGCAAGGCCAAGATCACCCTGCCGGTCAAGAAGGAGTTCACCAAGGGCCAGGACGACGACGAGCCGGTCGAGCGACTGAAGAAGCGGAAAAAGACCACCAACAAGCGCACCATCCCGTGGCGGTACACGTTCATCTCTCCGACCCTCGTGGAGAAACTCGGCGGAGACGTCGGCAAGTTCTTCGGCACCACCCGCGTCGGCATACGGTTGCCCTCCAGGCTGGCCCGCGCGATCAACCGACCGAAGGGCAAGATCGAAAAGGAACTGGTCGCCAAGCTGCCCCCGGAGATCAGGGCCGCGGCCGGGTCCCGCAACAAGCTGGTCGAGTTGGACCCCGACAACGTCCACGTCTCGCACTACAAGAAGGACGACTGGGAGGACTGGTCCACGCCGTTCCTGTTCGGCATCCTCGACGACATCCTGTTCAAGGAGAAAATGCGCCTGGCCGACATGGCCGCCCTGGACGGCGTGATCAACGTCATCCGCCTCTGGCGGCTGGGCAAGTCCGACAAGCAGATCCTCCCCACCCGCACCGCGGTCAACAAGCTGCTCGGCATTCTCCAGCACAACGTCGGCGGCGGGGTCATGGACATCGTCTGGGACGACATGATCGACCTGAAGGTCGAGTACCCGCCCACCGACAAGATCCTCGGACCGGAGAAGTACGCCAGCGTCAACGTGGACATCGTTAAGGGCCTGGGCATTCCCGACTCGCTGGTTGGCGGCAGCGATCTGAGCACCCGGAACCGCGAGACGGCGTTCGTGCAGCTCAAGACGCTTA